TGAATAAGAACTGGAAGGATAATACTCCTGACAGACTTAGACAAAAGGAGATTGTGAAAAAAGCACAATTAGATAAGTTAAAACGTAACCTAGAGGAGGTTTAGAAATGGTATTAAAAATATTTAGTATTTATGATAGTAAAGCAGAGGCATATAATAGCCCGTTCTATATGCAAACACAAAGTTTAGCAATTAGAGCATTTACAGATGAAGCAAATAATGAAAGTTCACAAATAGGTAAACATCCAGCGGATTTTACTCTATTTTATATGGGTGAATATGACGACCATACGGCGTCATTCAACCTAGAAGACACAAAGATTAGTTTAGGTGTCGCAAGTGAGTTTGTAGGCAAGGAACAACTATGATTGCTTGGCTAAAAGAACAATTTAATAAAACTCCCGAAGAAATTCGGGAGATAATCAAGTTAACTTGGGAGTATAAAGAATGAAAATGAAGACAGTAATGGAGCATCAGTTTAGTGAAGTACCAAAGGCGACTATAGAAAGGTCGTCTTTTGACCGTTCACACGGTGTAAAAACAACATTTGATGCAGGATATTTAATTCCAGTACTTTGTGATGAAGCCCTTCCGGGTGATAGTTTTAATGTTAATTTGACAGCGTTTGCCCGTATGGCAACACCAATATTCCCAATTATGGACAATGTTTATATGGACACGCATTTCTTTGCTGTTCCTGTAAGATTAATTTGGGATAACTGGAAAAAATTTAATGGTGAGCAAGCTGATCCGGGAGATTCAATAGATTACACAGTCCCAACAATGACTGCACCAGGTGCAGGTTATAGTAATCAAACATTACACGATTATTTTGGTATTCCAACACAAGTAGGTAATTTAGAGCATAATTCTTTATGGCATAGGAGTTACAACTTGGTCTGGAATGAGTGGTTCCGCGACCAAAACTTGCAAGATTCAGTACATGTAGATAAAGGTGATGGCCCAGATACATATACAAACTATGAATTATTAAAAAGAGGTAAAAGACACGATTATTTCACATCGTGTTTACCTTGGCCACAAAAAGGTGATGCTGTAGAGTTACCATTAGGTACGTATGCACCAGTTGCAATGGACGGCCCAACAAGTTACCCTGGTGGTCGTGCAAATATTTTAGATATTTCAACTGGCAGTCAATATGACCTTGTTGCTGATGGTTCTACAAGTGATAGGGTAGTAGCAACAAATGTAGTAGGTTCTACTGATGCATATACATTAAAAGCAGATTTATCTGCTGCAACTGCAGCTACTATTAATCAATTAAGAGAAGCTTTTCAAATTCAAAGGTTAGTTGAAAAGGATGCAAGAACAGGCACCAGATATACAGAAATTGTTAAAGCGCATTTCGGAGTTACAAGCCCAGATGCAAGATTGCAAAGACCAGAATACCTTGGCGGCGGTAGCACGCCAGTCAATGTTACACCGATTGAACAAACTAGTTCAACGGACGCAACAAGCCCGCAGGGTAATTTAGCGGCAATGGCAACGGCTTCGATAACAAACCACGGTTTTACGAAGTCATTTACAGAACATTGTGTAATTCTAGGTTTAGTTTCAGTAAGAGCAGACCTGACATATCAACAAGGGTTGAATCGTTGCTTTAGTCGTCAAACAAGATACGATTTTTATTGGCCAGCTTTGTCGCATATTGGCGAACAAGCGGTACTTAATAAAGAAATTTATGCACAAGGTACAAGTGCAGATGATGACGTATTTGGTTATCAAGAAAGATATGCAGAATATAGATACAAGCCGTCAATGATTACGGGTAAATTCCGTAGTAATGACGCCCAGTCGTTGGATGCCTGGCACTTATCTCAGGAGTTCTCCTCACTACCTGGGTTAAATTCAACCTTCATTGAGGAAAACCCTCCTCTTGACAGAGTCATTGCTGTGCCTTCAGAGCCGCATTTCATATTTGACTCTTATATCTCGATGAAGTGTGCCAGACCTATGCCGGTATATAGTGTACCGGGTAAGATTGACCATTTCTAGTTATGGCATTTTTAGATTTATTAACGCCCTTTGCACCATTATTAGGTAGTGTTGTTCAGGGCGTATTTGGACAAAGACAAGCATCTAAACAAATGGCATTTCAAGAAAGAATGTCAAACACAGCAGTTCAAAGACAAATATCAGATTTAAAGGCTGCAGGTGTAAACCCAATGTTAGCAAGTTCTTTAGGTGGCGCAAGTAGTCCAGTAGGAACACAAGCACCAACACCTGATTTTGGTAGTTCTGCTATTCAGCTAAAAAGATTAAATCAAGAATTAAAAAACTTAAAAGCGCAAGAAAATAAAACTAAAGCAGAAACACAAGTAATTAAAAAAGGTGTGGTATCTAAGGCAGTTGGTACAGATGTTACAGATATGGTTGAAAAATTAATAAAAGAAAAAAGTAATTCTGCTAGAGATATTATTAAAAAAGAAAATCAGATTAAAGAATTACGTAAACAAGATATTAAAAAAGGCATATGGCTTTAAGGAGAAAATATGGCAAATAAAGAAAAAGTAGACGGCGTTCCATTTAGAACGGCTTATGGACAAAAGTTAAAGGTTGCAATCGCAACTGGTGATGGTTTAACGGAACAGAATCATAAAGATGAGACAGACATAAATAATATCGTACGAAAGTACAACAAGACTGGACTAATAGACCATCTTAACCAGTTCGAAAAACAATACGGTGATATGACAGGATATGATTATCAAGACGCTATGAATACAGTAGCGGCTGCAAATACAATGTTCGAGGGATTACCGAGTGCAATTAGAAATAAATTTGACAATGACCCAGCAAAATTCATTAATTTTGTAGATGATGAAGCAAATGCAGACAAACTTGTCGAAATGGGTTTGGCTAAGCCAAAAGTGTCTACACCTGTAGATGAAGGCTCGAAAGAGCCTGTGGAAGCCGTTAAAACGGCTGAAACGGAAGTGAAAACCGAAGGTTGAACGAGTTATGCACAGTTACTTACTTGATGTAACTGTGCTGACTGACACCAGTCAGTCTGAATTTCGACCGTTTAGGGAGAAAGAATAGTTAGTTATGAGCGTAGCGATAATAAAAAAAATTATATGGGGATTGATTAAATCCACATTAATACCATTCATATTAAATAATATGGATAAATGGACGACAGTCCTAAATGAAAAATTACAAGATAAATTGGAGAAATTAAAAAATGGTTAGAGCAAAGCGTTTACCTAGAGAAACATCACAAAAAATGTTTACAAGAAGTGCGAGCCGCACGCATTACAAAAATATACAAGACCGACCAATGAGGGGCGGTATTAGACTATAGGGAGGAGTCAATGCCTTGCTATCATCCATTGCAAGGTTATAGAGCAAGAGGAGGAAAACATATAGTCTTTAATCCAAAAGATGGATGGATAGACCAAAAGGTAACAGTACCTTGCGGTCAATGTGTAGGGTGTAGACTAGAAAGATCTAGGCAATGGGCTATGAGATGTATGCACGAAGCGTCCCTATATGAAGATAATTGCTTTATAACCCTTACATATAATAACGACCATTTACCAAAAGATGGTTCGTTACATAAAGAGCATTTTCAAAAATTTATGAAAAGGCTTAGAAAAAAATACCAAAATAAAACAATAAGGTTTTATCATTGCGGAGAATATGGTGAAAAGTATCGTCGTCCGCATTATCATGCTATTTTGTTTAATCATGATTTTGGGGATAAAAAGTTATTTAAAACGGAAAAAGAGATACGACTATATACTTCAAAAGAATTGGAAGAACTCTGGCCGTATGGTTTTAATACTATCGGCGATGTTACTTTTGAAAGTGCTGCTTATACTGCTCGTTACATAATGAAAAAACAAACGGGCAGAAACGCAGAAAAACATTATGAAAATGTCGATATCGAAACAGGTGAAATTATAAAAATATTACCTGAATATAATACGATGTCCAGAAGACCTGGCATCGGAACCGAATGGTTTAAAAAATATAATAAAGATGTATATCCGAAAGATTTTGTAACAATACGCGGAAAAAAGTTGAAACCGCCAAAATTTTATGATAGGATGTATGAACATCAATATCCAGAAGACTTTGAAAAAATAAAAGATAAGCGAGTGGAATTGATGAATAAGAACTGGAAGGATAATACTCCTGACAGACTTAGACAAAAGGAGATTGTGAAAAAAGCACAATTAGATAAGTTAAAACGTAACCTAGAGGAGGTTTAAAAATGATATTAAAAATATTTAGTATTTATGATAGTAAAGCAGAGGCATATAATAGCCCGTTCTATATGCAAACACAGAGTTTAGCTATTAGAGCTTTTACAGATGAAGCTAATAATGAAAGTTCACAAATAGGTAAGCATCCAGCGGATTTTACCTTATTTTATATGGGTGAATATGACGACCATACGGCGTCATTCAACCTTGAAGACACTAAGATAAGTTTAGGTGTCGCAAGTGAATTTGTAGGCAAGGAACAATTATGATTCGTTGGCTTAAAGAACATTTTAATAAAACTCCCGAAGAAATTCGGGAGATTATTAAGTTAACTTGGGAGTATAAAGAATGAAAATGAAGACAGTGATGGAACACCAGTTTAGTGAAGTACCAAAGGCGACTATAGAAAGGTCGTCTTTTGACCGTTCACACGGTGTAAAAACAACTTTTGATGCAGGTTATTTAGTACCTATATTAGTAGACGAAGCATTACCTGGAGATACTTTTAATACAAATATGACTGCCTTTGCTAGAATGGCAACACCAATATTTCCAATTATGGATAACGTTTATATGGACACGCATTTTTTTGCTGTTCCAGTACGTTTAATTTGGGACAACTGGAAAAAGTTTAATGGAGAGCAGGCTGATCCTGGAGATTCAATTGATTATACAGTGCCGGTAATGACGGCACCTGGTTCAGGTTATGCTAATCAATCATTGCATGATTATTTTGGTATTCCAACTCAAGTTGGAGGTTTAGAACATAATTCATTATGGCATAGAGCTTATAATTTAATATATAACGAATGGTTTAGAGACCAAAATTTACAAGATTCAGTAATGGTAAATAAAGGAGATGGTCCAGATTCTTATACACATTACGAGTTATTAAAACGTGGTAAAAGACACGATTATTTTACTTCATGTTTACCATGGCCTCAAAAAGGTGACTCAGTAGATTTACCTTTAGGTACTCAAGCAGGTGTTTTTATACAAGATGTACCTGGTTATACCACTGGTGTTGACGGTTATTATTTACTTACTAAGGATGGTAGTACTGATAATAGGATGACTGCTTATGGTGCACCTACACTTGGTACAGTCTCTGGTTCATCACCAGTTACTAATGAACAGTATTATAATTTGTATG